GGGATAGGATATGCAAAAGGTAAAACAAAAATTAGATTATATTAAAGATGTTTTTTTGGCATTTTTTAATATAAGTGAAATAAAAAGTGTTAGTGTAAAATTTGAAGAACTAGAAATGAATGAAGAAGAGTGGGGCAAATTTATTTCACTGGTTAAGGAAAATGAGATGGTGTTAATTAATAATTCGATTAATATCGTTAATGACTTTCAATATCATAAAGAGGAAAATATAGTAGAAGAATATGAGGGAATTTATAATAATGCAATTAAGATAGTGGTAAAATATAGGAAAGTCGAAGAACATAGTGAGAAATGGTATTTTTTAGAAGAATTGAGATTAGAAGAAGATGTTCAATATTAATTTTTTTCTTTTAGGAGAGTGTAAAAGGAAAAGCTTTTATATTTGTTTTTTGCATTTTTTATTATGGGAGAGGAGAAAAGAGAGAATAAGCTGGAAGCAACACCTTTAGATTTTTTGAATACCATATTCATATTATTAAACAAATATAATATTGAGATTAACGTTAGTGTAGTATCACAGAGAGGACAGATATCAAATATTTCCATTAAGTTTATCGAATCACCTATTTCTAGAATAGAAAGGGATAAGCATCAATTTCATATTATATTTAATGATGATGACGTACTTTATCTAGAGGATGATGCCAATGGTTTCGCGTACGCAATATTCTACAAACAAAGGATGAGCGAGTGGAAATTTATTGAAGGGTATAACTATGGGTTAGATGTTAACTTCGAGATGAGGTTTGTAGAAATACAATTAATGAAAACAAAAGAGTGATATGATTAAAAAAATAAGGTATTTTTTTATTTATCTCATAGTTATGATTAATTCATGTCCTATTCTTATGCTAATATCAATGTTCGCATTTTTTATCTCATCACCGCATATTACCAAATTACTTCCACCATTAGGTGATGGCGTTGTCATAATTTTATTTCCATTGGCATAAACCTCCAGCTTGTCATCATTTTCACTGTATACGACAGTGAAGCTACCATACACTATCACTGTCATTGCTTTCAGTTCCTTGTTATCGTAAAGTTTTATCACATCGGCTTTTCCTTTTTGTATAAGGCATTCCTCTATTTTGTACGCTATTACTTTATCCAACTCACACTCACTCGTGTTTAACACTATAATTAAATAGTTGCTTTAGTATTTCCTTTAGCTTTTGTACTCTCATTGTAAACCTCTTTTCTGTCTCTGCGATATCATCATATATCTTCTCCATTATTTTCTCTGCATTATCGTAGTTATCAATGTCTATCAGTCTCGTTATTTCTCTTTCATATTCTAGTTCTTTATCGTTTATTAATTCACTGTATTTCTCTGATACATTTATGTATACCTTTGCAGTGAATCTTATTTTTACAGTGATTGTGTTATTTTGTATGTTTATCCTTTCAACGTATATCTTCTTTGATGTGGTATATTGCACATCTATTCCTATCTCATTGCTCATATCCATCCCTCATGCGCAGTATAATGATATTGTAATAAGGTCTTCATTAATCTTTTCTTCTACTACAAAGTTAAAGTTTTCAAAGTTAATTTCTATGTTATTGCTGTTATCCTGGATACTTAATGTGACAGTATTATTATCGTTATCGATTAACATTATAACATCACTGATAAAATCTACCCTTGCCCAATCCGTATGAATGTGAAGCCCAATTATATCGTTCTTTGCTATATGCAACTCCACTCCATATATTATCTTATTTTTTATCTTAATTGTTATATTACTTTCTATATCGTTTTTCATTAGTACATCTATTAGTTTTTGTATTTTCTCTCCTTTCTCATCCAAATAGACCACCCTATTATACCTTCGTTTTAGAAATATAAAAAGTTTTTGATAATTGGTTTTTTAACTGTCATCTAATAGGTTATATATATGGTAAGCCTAATAAAAATCGAGGGTTTATTTTCCTTTTCTCTTTCCCTCTCTCTTAAAAAGGTAAACATTATAGTAGGTGAACATGGTATCGGAAAAACTATGCTATTTAATGTATTGACTACGGCGTTGACACCGTTTACGTCAACACCATTGATAACAGATATGAACATGCTTTTCTCATTACAAGATGACATTGCAATAACGATTGACAATGATGTGATTATGTTAAAGCCTATTGGTAATGCTGGCATTGTAATCAGCGTTAACGGTGATGATATTATGGCTATCACACCATATGACATTGTGTGTCACAAATGCGATTATAATAGCATTAGAGTAGGCTATATACCACAGATAATACCTGTGATACACGGTGAATCAGTTGCAAAGATAAAGCTTAATGCGTTATATGACATGATATTACATGATGACTTTGTCATTGTAGACGACATAGATGCACACATTACTGATGATGATGTGGAAAAGGTTGTTAACATGATAAAGAAAAGTAAGTCACAGCTTATCACTACAGTGTATAGGAATAATACGGTAAGGACATTCCTTGACGGTATAGACAAGGATAATATAACACTTGTTTATATAGGCAATAAGGGATATAGGCAGTATAGTGGTGAAGAAATAAGCGGTTTTGAAAAACCTTTGCACTGGATAGGCTATATTTAGTATTTACGGTGATACACATGGTTGAGATAAACGAAGATGAATACGGTGTATTTATCTCATTATCAGGTATTCCTAGCGACGTTGAGTATCATGACGGTATGGTGCAAATATGGAGGGATAAAGACGGTAAAATAGTAGCAATATCGATAACATATGTCGATGATAAGAGGAGGAGGAGAAGGGTTTACCTTCACTTTAGCGATACCTTTGACATTTTCAATGTTATAGTGAATTTCCTTAAGGCTAATGCTGATCTTAACACTGTTAGAATATCTGCAGGCATATACCGCAGTAAACCCATAATGATACGCTATACCAAAAAGCAGGAAAGTGACATCATGGTGTTAGACCAATGGCTTTTAACAACGGCTGACGGATGGGATTTTGACAGCGATAACGGTAATACTGTGAACGAATATGCGTTCTACAAAGGTGTAATACCGTTTAAGGGAGAGGAATACGGGTGGTATAAGGTAGTGCAAATAGACTTTAACTATCGTATTATAACATTATTCGATGAGTATATCGTAGAACGATAAACTTTTATATCTTCTTTTTACATTTATGTAATTGATGGATGTAAAAGAAATTATTAAAAAAAGTGAAACATGCATACCTTTAGTGGGTATAGATAAGTTCATGAATAAGATAGGGTTTTTAGGGACTGCCTTAATGCCATTCCTAATAGTACCGCTATCTGAGTACGAATGCCTGGGGTTATACATTGTGGTAAGTGAAAGGGTTAAGGATTATATAAGGATTTACATACACGATATGGATAAAGATGTAAGGATATTCATTAACTCTGATTTCTTAGAAATGCCAAAAAGTGAGTTCAAAAGTATTGTGGAAGAGATAATGAAAGAAATTAGATAAGTTTCCACAAAAGGTAAGAGTATTTTTTTAGCATTTTCTCACTTTCTGTCTTATCATCATTGTACTTTGAGCATAGGGAGTAAAGCAAATAGTGCATTATACTGTCCTCATCTTGTTGTTCACTGATTGATTTTACTTTGCAGTGTAACACGAAGTTGTACAATGACTTATAATGTCTGTGGCAAACCGGGCATATTATATTGTACAAATGTACACGCCTTATATGGTGCTTAAGGGTATACAGTGTTGATACACAGTAGTTTTTACAAAACGGACACGGGTATTTACATTGTTTAGTCTTTGTCATTTCGTAAACACCTTAGCGTTTACAGTGGTGTTGCACAACGGTGTTGTTGTGGGTGTGTATAAGTTCCACAGGAAATTACATTGTCTCAATAATGTGCGGTAACGGTTTTCCTCAGGTGGTTGTAAATGGTATAGTGTATAGGTAGCGGAATAAGTTTCAAACAGTGAACGAAGTGAGAGACAGCTCCTTGCATCGAGGATGTAAAAGTGACATAAAGTAGTCTCAAATTCATTATCATCACGCTGTCTTATCACCCATTGGTATCTAACAATGAAGGAATAAGCGTAACTGACAAGTCCTGTTGCCTCGACTTTGGTAACGAGAATGGTAACGGTGCCGAAATTTGCTAACTTAGACCGTTCACGACGTTCAATACCGACAGTGAAATCAATATCGGATTGTTTCTCCTCCATAGCGTCTAACGATGCACCGTAATTGATACGGTGAAAGATAGCGTCAGCCATATCATAAAAGCGTGAGAATAAGAAATCGGCAATATTGTGTTCGGGGAGAAAACCGTAGGGGAACCATAGGTCAAAATGTACTTGTATGGTGTAGTCCTTACCGCGACGGTAATACGGTTTCTTATTATAAATGTCAAAAACTACTCTCTCACCAACAGGGAACACCCTAGCTCTCCCTCTCCTACCGTCAAGGAATATGTAATCATCTGATAACACAGCGAGTGCATTCCTTATCATTTCATCACGGACACGGTAATATGTAACTCCGGTATACAGTGTTGACAGGGGTAGTGATGACACCATGTTGATATATGCTATGAACACACGTATCCTATCCCTTTCCGATACATTGCTTAGATAACGTTTTTCGAACTCATCGTATGTGAAGGTATTGGTAACACCGAGAGGGTTAAACGGTAACAAACTCATATACTATTCGCCTCAATTACAGACAAGGGGTTTACTTCTCTCTCTATGTAGTGTTCCTTAATGCTTTTTCTTCTCCTTATACTGTTACGTTTTGCTGTTATAGACAGTGTGACCACTAATTTTTCCTGATACAAGACATCAGTAAGATAAGGTACTTGGTCTACCCTCTCCTCATCGTAAGCAATGCGGTAATCATCATCGAAATAGTAATAGCGTAATGGTATTGCTTTTTTGGGGTCAATGTCAAGGTCTGCGTATATGTGATAGCCTTTTGCTGTCTCTTTTACTGTCACTTTTACACCTGCATAACTACTTAGTTCTAGAACTGCCTTTGTAAAACGGTAAAAATTATCCCAGTCGGATAGGGTTGAAAAATCGAAATCCAATTTTAGCATGATTATAAAGTAGAAAAAAGTAGTATTTATATTTTAGTCTATCCTCTTACGTTACTCAATATCGATTGACAAAAAGGTGTTTGTTTTAGTTTATTATCTTCGGTACACAGTATTACGAGTAGCATTGTGAGTTTAGTGTCAATTTCGTTTATCTTTTTATTTGTGTCGATGATATAATTAACAGCATCTTTAAACTTAACGCTGTTTATAAACTCGTTGAACGTATCGTTAGCTATGTGACGCATATGTGTATCAATATCATGTTCAGTACTGCGTTTATATCTCTTATACGTTATGATAAATGTAATGATAGCGGTAGTGCTTATTATTGTATCGGTAACTGCAACAATATCGCTTATAACGGATGACATTGTGTTACACCAACCCTAAGAGTTTTAGTTTAGGGTAATGTGTTACCCTGGCATTGTTAACAACATAGAGGTACACATAGTGCTGTTTAGCCTTACCATGCGGTGAATATCTGGCGTGGTGCAGGCATAGCCATGCCGTTTTCTTTAATGCTCTCTTAGATAATGATTTACAAAATGTGTCTATCCATTCGTCAACAGTATCGTAGCCGGAATACCTTATGTACTGTGCTAAATCTATACGGTGTGGTGAAGGTATTATGTCAGTCAGTATACCGTATATTTCTGTGATATAGTCCTGTTTATCATCCTCCGTTATGTACTCAATACCGTCTTCAATATGGTGTTCAATCACCGTAACGAGACGTGATACCATAACCCTAACATTGTACATAACATAATTCCTATTTTCTTGTCTCTCAGTATACCGTAGGAACACTATTTTATGGTGTTCTAATGCCGGTTTAATTACTCTTTCATCGTATACACGTATTGTGCGGTGAAACTGCATTTACATCACCAGGCTTTTTTCAATGTCTGGGTGTAACATGTAGTTTATCCCCATACGCCGTTTGGCTTCGCTTACCGTAATGCCGTAACGCAAGACGAGGTAGGCTATGCTGTATGCGACACTCCTTGACATACCTGCACAACAGTGGATTAGGAATTTTGACTTACCGTTATCGTGTTGCTTTATGAAATTGTATACCGTAACATATCTATCAGCGGGGATGTATACGTTGTCATCCTGCGGTATCCACAGTGATGCACGGGGATGCTTACACTCTTTGGCTACACTAATTACGTAGTCGTATTCATTACCATGCTTGATAGCGTATTCGTAATCACTTTGCCATACTATATCATCAACACGGCGTACAATCACTCCATCACCGGTAGTAACAGCTGTGGTAGGAAGCCGTAGCTGTAGAAGAACCTTATGAATACGTTTGGCAATGTGACAGGGCTGTTGAACATCAACACAGTCAATGGGTACGGTGATGGCATTGACAGTACTAATTCATCACTCTGAAATGTGTATGCCACAGGTAACATCGGGTCGTAGGCTACGAGTACCGTAACAGTGTTTGATGGTGACACAGTGACTAGGGAATAGTCGGAAGGTGGGTTTTGCTGTGAGAACCCGTATTCGGGTACCTTTAATACTGTATGAGGTGGTACTGCAAAAACAAAACCGAACACTAGGTTCTGACCGTCATATAATAACGCTATGCGGTAAGGATTTGATTCAGGTGTTGTATCGGTTTTAGATTCCCATATATTTGCGACACCGTTGCGTATATACACTTCGGTAAACGCATCACCGAAAACATAACCGTTTCTTACAATAACAGCATATATGAGTGAATCGGTGGGGTTATCAATAATCCACTCAATACCGTTTTGCGATATCCATTGGTATGACAGTGATGGAGAACCTGTAGACGTGCTAGTACTCACTGTTGCCTTTACTTCTGGTTTTATAATACCCCCTTTCCCGATCACATAGGGTTTGGTCGGGGTTAAATTAAACCTCTTCATAATATTTATATCTGCGGAAAAAGAATAAAAATTTATGAGTAGTTCGGGTAGTGAAGAAGGGCTTGACTTAGCGATAGTGATAGGTCTTATTGCTATAGCAATAAGTATAATTTTTGCATATGTTGTTAACCCTTCACTGTCACAAAATACACAGTTAACACAGATAGTGTATATCATTGTGACGGGGATAGTGTCAATACTTAGCTACATAACGGGTAAAAACCGTAGGTCGTAACAGTATTAACGATTGCTTATTTGTTTAGGATAAGTATATGTTTTTTCACTTTTGTTTAGTTTTTGGTTATTAGATTATCAAAGTGTTTAGTTAATCTAATTGTTTTTGATTTAGTTTTAATGGTTTTGTATATGGTGTTACCTTAGTTAATGCTTTATACTGTGGTTATACAATACGGTGTTACTTAGTGGTTAACGATTATTCAAATGTTTAGGAAAAGTATATGTTTTTGCATATTTGTTTAGTTTATCGGGTTAAGATTGATTAAGTGTTTAGTTAATCTAATTGTTTTTGATTTAGTTTTAACCTATTGTTATACACTGTTATAATGCAATACGTTACACTGTTTATACATAAACACTGTTGTAAAATGGGTTAAGAATAACTAAAACTTAACCCAATAAACTAAACACTTTGATAATCTAATAACCAAAAACTAAACAAAAGTGAAAAAACATATACTTATCCTAAACATTTGAATAATCGTTAACCACAATCATAATCACAGTGTATATGTACAAACGGTGTAACATAATGCATCGTGATAGTGTATAACCATAAGTTAAAACTAAACTAATACTTAACCTGATAATCTAAACACTTTGACAATCTAATAACCAAAAACTAAACAAAAGTGAAAAAACATATACTTATCCTAAACAAATGAATAACCCTTACCAATTACTCAACACCACCATACCTAAGCCCTAGTATATTCAATATTAAACCCCATATCACAAACACTGTGAAAAAGATAAGCTGTAACACCGCATTACCGTAAAGTAGTGTTAACGCAAAGGCTAACCCAACACTGTTTGTAATAACAGTGCTAACGGGAGAGGCGCCGCGTGTTACTGCAAAGTAATTTTCATATACTATCCACGATGCAAAAGCAATAGGTAATATGACACTGGGTATGCCAAACACTGTGAGCAAGTGTGGTATATCACTATATTTCCACAATACACTGAAGAAAAGGTATAGGATAAGTATTATCCTGAGTTCGTGGTCTGTTATACTGTGTACCATAGTGGTCAACCTATTGTTATCTCAGCTTGTACAGTAATTGCAGAGCCTTGTTGTGGTATTGTATAAAGTTGTGCTTGCAGTATTGCAAGGTACACTGTACCCAGTTGATACAGTGCTAACGCTGTTGGTGATTGACACTGTGTATAACCAGATGGTAGTCTCGGTGTGTTACAGTTATTCGGTGTGTAAAGGAATACGATGTTTCCAGTACCGTTTTCCGCTTCACCACAGTATACGGGTATGTTAACGTTTTGTGATTGGCATGTTACAGCGACTGCCGTTATACCGTAGAACTGTGTAGCATTAGATGGTTGTGGTATTGACTGTAACATTACTGCAAGGGGTATGGTGGGGAACTGTGTTTGGATAATGTATGACGGTGATGGTATAAGTGTATATGCGATGATAAGGTGTACGAGGTACGGGTACATGAACACCGTAGTGTTTATACTACAGCATTTAGATGATACAAGAGGTATCGGTGCCAGTGCTTGAGGTGAACCCTGCACACCGATAACGTTAAACTCACCCGTTGTTTCAATAGTGATAGTCCATTCTATGACAAGCGGGTTTGACGGTGATGATGTAACATCAAGATATGCGTATGCAATGAGGTAGATGAGTGTTGTACCGTATGATGCATAAAGTCTTATCTCATTACCGTTAAATGTGGTGTTAAATGTTGTTGTGAATGTAACTGATAATTCACCACCGCTTTCCGTAACGGATGATATTGATGCAATTGACTGTGCTACTACGTTACCGTTATTGAGTACAACGATCGTTATCGATGTTGGTAGCTGGAACGTAACCGATGTTGCAGAGGAATAATAACCGCTACTGTATACGGTTACGGTACCGTAACCGTTAACCAGTATTTGTTTAAGTAATGCTACGTACTCGGAGGATACGGTCATGTTAACCACCACCTGTGGTTTGTGTCTCATACTGTGCTACGGCTGTTGATACACCGTATGGTACGGATATTTCAATCGATGCATACTGCGAGATGGTACCGGTATACTGTGCATATGCGATTACCAATACACCGTTTGATGTCATTATGCCGATGGCAATGGGTACGTTTGTTTGTGATATAGATACTTCACCGTTAACGACAAGGTTAACATAGCCGTTACCGTAGCCAACAAGTTTTGACAATATGGTAGCCTCTTCACTGCCAACATACATAGTGTTAATACCGGGGTAGCCTGCAACAGTGATATAAGGTAATAGCTGTGACAATGGGTAAGTAGGGTTTTGCTTTAATACTGTGATAAAGTTAGGTACTATGAAGAGTGCGAAAAAGAACAGTATAGGTGCAACGGGTATTTTCGTTGTTATGATGTTAAAGTATTGTGACAGTGATGACGATATAAGGTAACCGCTACCCGCAGTTATTGTGAGTTCATATTGTACGTGGAGGTAGTCGTGTTCACTCTTCTGTAGTGGTGTTTGTAAAGATATTGTTGAAATGCGATATAGCAGTGCATTCTGTGTAGACGCCCATATTTCAACAGTGTCAACAGTATATGTAAATGGTGATGAATCGGTACCTGCAAGACGCACTGTTATTTCCTCATCACCCGTAGGCGTTATGGTATCGGAAAACGATATAGACGTTATTGTGGTTTTAGATACCTCAACATTATTGTTTTTCATTATCGCAATGAGTTGATACGGTGCAATCTGTACTTGTGATGTTGCACCGCTACCGGTTGTTATTGTTATAACACCGTTTGCCATAAATGTTAATACGGTTTTGATGAGCTCACGGTCTACCGGCATTGTTTACACCTCATACTCTATACCCACTGCAACGGGGTATGATGTAGGAGTATTGGTTTGCGGTAGTGTTACAGGCAGTGTTGCAGAGAATACGAGTTCTGCTGATGTCGGTTGCGGTGTAACAGCACCTTGTATAAACGGTGTTGTATATGCGTTAATAGTAGCGTAACCACCACCTGTAGTAGTTATGGTGAGCAGTACCTCAAAGCTATCCTGTGTTATAATGAATGAGACAAAGGATACACTACCGCTTACACCGGAGAGTGAGTATGTTGCAATACCGGGGTAAGTATTGAACGGGAATACGTTGTACTGTTGCAGGTTGGGTACCAGTAGGTAGAGGAAGCAGAATGTGACATAGTATGATGGTGCATTGCTTATTTGTAATTCATAGTTTACGGTAACTATTTCACTGGAGCTTTTTGATACTGTACCTACGTATTGGTATGAGATAGAGTTATACAGTGTACCGTTAATCACCGTATAGATTTCGACTTCATTAAACGTATACGATGATGGTGAACTGTCTACAAAGACTACGGATACTGTAGCGGATGATGGTGAACCGTTTGGTGTATTACCGTTGTTTACCGTTACACTGTTAACAATACCGTCTAACTTTGTGACTATGACACCGTCATTCTTTAATACTGCTACAATACCGGTTGGCGGTAATGTTGAAACTGTAAGCTGAGTGGATGAATATGCACTGGAGTAGTAATAGTAGTATGTGACTGTGTTATTGGTGTTTACACCCAATACTATTGCAGTTGATACTGCACTGAGGTACTGCACTGACAATGTCAATGTTTACACCACTTGTACAATGTCGGGTTTATTACCGGGCTTTATAATACCGTTTTCAAGTAACTTCCTAAACAGTACATCGGGTGTTGACGAGCATTTTGCCAATATCCTCAACAGTTCTTCAATACCAACGTAATCACCGTGTTTATAATAGAACCGTATCTGTATCTCGGCACACATATACTCAAAGATTGGTGATAATACACTGGGTAGTGATGGTATAATACCGGTAGATACAAGTGATGACTTTACACTACTACCCTGCTGTTGTATAACACTATGCTGTGAGGTAGAGTTTGTTGATATTGATGATGCCTTAATGAGTGAGGTATCAGTGATGTACATCACCACTGGTCACCACTTGGCAGTTGGGGTGATACACCGGTGTTTATGTATATGAGTATGTCATTACCATCAGGTTTAACATCAACAACGAGGTTGCCTAATGTTTTAAGTATATCCTCTATGAACTCCTTTTTCATTGTTATCTTTATTGATACTGACTCAGTATATTTTGCCATCGATTCGTCTACAATGTTAGCCTTTTTGACATCCGCATCAGCATACAGTATAACGGAATTATCAGTTTGTACTATCTTTGTGAAAGTAATCCAACCATCATTTCCCATGTTAGTGAGTAGGAGTAAAACGGAGACTTTTGCAATGATTTTACCGTCCTTACCTATATCATAACCCTTGACTGAGTGTAGTAAGACTTTTTTTATTACTTCAGGGTTTGGTGTTGACATTTACTATCACCTCATAGTAAACCGTAATACACGAGGATTGCTAATGAGCCTGCGAACTGGAGGAAGTGGATTGGGTCTCTTGCAAAACGGTCGTATAGTCTGTCAACGTATTTGGCAAATAGTTTAGCATACATGAATAGGTAATGTGCTAACCATTTTAAGAAGTGCCATATTTTTGTTATGGCAAACCTAATAAAGTCTCCTATTTGTCTGATTACTTGTGATATTATTTCTCCTATACCCTGTCCTCCTGCACCACCTATAGCTAGAAATGGAATAAACTCAGCCATAATTAAAATATGGGAAAGGAATTATAAAAAAATTATTTACCTATACTCCACGTTGCATTATACACTAGGGAAACGGATTGTCCTGTCTGTATAGCGACAGCGGAAAGCGGTAGTATGACATTAATGTAGCCGTTATTTGCAGTAACTACAATGCCCACGTTACTGAATACACCACCTTGTTGTGATACAATGTTATATGAAAGTTGTATTGAGTTTGTGGTAAAGACGGGTGATAAGGGTACGTAATTACCGTTATATGTAGCAAAATATGAAGGTGGTGCTGTGAGATAATTACTGTTGCTTATTTGCTGTACGGCAGACTGTATGTTAGCAGGTAGTGTTACCTGTGTTGACGGTACACCGAGTAGTGCAACAACAAGATACGGTGTAAAGTAATCGACGGGTGATATATCGAAGTTTATGTCCCACGTTACCTGAAACAGTGTGTTAATCGGTATCTTAACATTGTTAACATATGCTAACGGTGTTAGGGGAAATGTTGATATAACATTGAGCTGTAGTGATGATAGGGACACTGAAACTGGTGGCACGATAAAACTGAACCTTGCGATGAAGCCAGTTGATGATGGTACATACTGTAGACCACCTTGTATTTGTGATATTGTAGTATTACCTTGGACTAGTGATAGGATATATGAGTAATCGGATACGGCACCACCGTATTGGGCATAGTTTATGAATTGCTGTATAGCAGATGTAGACACAGTATTGTGGTAGCGATAAAGTAACTTACCGCTTATTATGTCACGGATTGTCACTACACCGTATACCTTTACTCTGTTGGTTTTGTACATGCTATCACGCTATTGTAGGTGGTGTTACGAGAGTACCGCTACCCTCAAATATTGCAGTTATTGGTATTAGGATTGGGGATTGTAGGTTAACGGGGAACCCTGCACCGTATGGGTACCAGTCCTCTATTTGTACTAGAGACCAGTTTGCATAGTTACCACCGTTTCTCGCGGTTACAATGACATACCCGGGTGGTGATAGTGTAAACGGTACTGATGCGGATGCAGATGCAACAGTAGTATTAGCAGTTAGGTCTGTCACAGTGACTGAGATAGATGATGATGATGTTTGTATAAGTAATTGATAAAAGTGACCCGCTGTCATTGACGTCCCACTGCCGGCACCTGATGCTGACACAAGCGTTGAGACATAGCCGTTGCTGTCCCACACTGTTATGCTGATAGGTGATGATGCATACGGGTCGAACTCAACGCATACCTGCTGTCCCTGACCATATGCTAACGTTGGGTTAACCATGCCCGTTACAGATGATGTATTTAATGCTATCGGTGGTGATGACGCAAAGATGCAGACAGTAAAGCCGTCTGCGGGTGGTGATGAGGATGATGTGAACGAGAAGTTAAAGAATACTACACTGTCATTCCACCAGTAATAGAATACTGTGTGCTGTGACCCCGATGCGGGTACGAGTTGTATACCGTTATTACCGCTTATAGTTATTGTAGACGGTGATGTAGTAAAATCTGTGAAGGTAAAGAACCTTGCATTGACTAACGTTACCGGCTTACCCGTTGTATCAATAAGGAAGTTGTATACATAGTGCTGGTACTGTAGTAACCCTGTGAGGGTGGAGGTATTTAGGTCGTTAATAAAGATTGCGGTATAAAAATTAGTTGATGGTATAACCTGATACGGTAAGCCATTATAAAGTAAGCCCGACTGGTCGTTAATGTATAATGTCCACTGTATTTCGGTAACGTTATTGACGGGTGTTTCAAGCTGTTTTATAGCTATGGGTATACCCGTAAACGTTGAAAGGGAGGATGGGTATAACTGTAGTGATAATACATTTGCGGGTTGTGATAGTTTTGTTGTATACACAAGCTGACCGTTGCCAACGGTAAGTGTAGCCGGGTATGTATTACCGTTAACACCGATTTGCGGTAATGATAGTGATGATGGTGTTGATGATAATGTTATTAACTTTGTGAGAAAAGCGGATAGGTTGACTATAGTGTTTTCCATCTGTACTGTTTTACCGTCAGCAGTTTTAAGTGTCACAACACCGTGTATAGACTGCCTTAGGTAGCTGTGTTTATATGTTTGAATTACCATGTTACTTGAACACCAACCCATATGCATGCGTTGTTAGGTGGTGCTGATGGTTGGTAATATTGGATATAAAGATCACCACTACAACAACAATGACAACCAGACCATCCGTATCCACCACCTGGGCTACCTATCCACAGATATTGACTTGCACCGTTTACTGCACCTACGAAGTACATTGTAGTCCCGCTATAATAGATAAAATTACTCCAAAATGATGATCCCGCACCATAACCGTTATTAATAAAGTCCAATGCTAACTGTGTTGATACAAATGTTACTCCAGTTTGATTAGATATGTTTGTACTACAACTGGTTCCGCACCCACCTGGTAATCCACTTGCACATCCGAGAGTACCTCCCGCACTCGCACCATATATAACACTTATACTGGGAAACCCAACATATATCGTTATGCCAGTAATATTACTATTTATTATCCAGTTAATCGCTAACTCTTCATTAGATGACTTTGACAGTGATAACGAACCCGTTGCAATATTAATATTAAAGGTACTGGATGTTGTTGTTAGTTGTTGCTGTGAGGATGTATATGAGTTAGTTGATGGGTCTACTGCTTGGAATAACCATGTGCCACCGCTAGATGTATAATATGATATTGTATATTGGTTTGAAGGCACAACAGTAGTTCCTGTAGATGTTATCAGTGTAATGTATTTGGAGTATGATGATGTTACAACACCGGGGTTAGTACCAGTATAAGCATGGTATAACGCATAAACCAATGACTGTATATTTTGTATTTGGTTCTTCCTTACTTCAACAGTTATCTCCTTAACCTCGTTTAATAGTTTATACTTTGTAATAGGGTCTATCTTTTTCCTTAATATATTGTTTATCTTTCTCGTAAGGGAGGGTGTTTTTCTCGGTTTGGTTATGGCAAATACGAAGCCTTCAATATTGCCGTAGGCTTTTTTGATATACCCCATCTCTGCGTATTGTCTTAATTCATCTACCGTAATAGAATAGGCTGGTTTAGAACCGGATAACTTTCTGCACTCCATATTTATATTTGTGAGGAAGGGACAAAAAAATATTATGGTGCTGATGACGATGAGTATGTCGATGCACTACCTGATACACTGTCTGTTGTAGATATAGCATTTGGTGGTGCTGTCGACGTAAATACAGATGCTTTACCCGTTATGCTGTTAGTCTCCTTTATAGCATTAGGTGTATACGGTGATGAATATGTTGTAGCCTGTGCGTCCTCACTCTGACCGACGCTTGATAACGGCTCAAGGCATAGTTCAACATTATCCGAAATGTAATCAGAGGGCTGGAAGTTACTACCCGCAGATAGTGTTGAAGGTAATGGACATAGTGGTATACCCAATATGAACGTGTTTACGAACACACCGCTCTCTGAGTATACGTCTATGGTATCCGACTCTGTTACTGTCTTTAACCTCAGTGATGCGAAAGTAGTTATGCCAACACTGTCTGCAATGTTGAATGACTCTACTTGTGCCGGTGATACCAGTAGTGTACCGTTAACACCGACCTGTTCTAGTATTGTTGCACTATTGGGGAACGGTGACCTTACCTCGTTTGATACTGTTGGCAGTTCAAGCAGTGTTATAGCATCTACCTGTTTCACACCTACAACGTAACGCTGGAACGATTGTAACTGCGGTGGTTGTACTGTCAATGCAGTCTGCGGTGATGGCTTAGTACCTGTGAATATTGATGTTATTGATGTTAACGGGTTAACTGCAGACAATGAATTGGATATTGTTGATGATGGTGGTGTTGGTAAAGTTTTCCTCTGTTGCGGTGTTACACCGCTAAATTCAGGGAAGAACTTTGTCAGTGTCTCCTGTGCTAACAGTGAGGTAAACCCTGCAATAAACGGTGAGAAGACCTTTACCAATATGGGTGAGAATACCCTAGATAGTGAGAAACCCCTATCCGTTAATGTTATATTCCTCGCAAGGTTATCTGCAACACGATCCAGTGCTTTCATTTCCTCGAAGAATAAGTTATACGCCACAACACGTGGTATTACATTAGACATTTTTGTTGCAACATACTTTGATACATCCTCAGGCAAGTGCAGTATATCGCTGTAAAGTGAGTGTAAGAACGATAATGCGTCATTACCGAATGACTCTATTGTCTTACCTATGTCAATGAATAAGTTAACGATGTTCTGAAATGCTGTGACAAGCCAGTTCCATATTGCTACAAAGATATTTCGCAAATCGAGGTAAATGTCATACTGAAACCTTAACCAATCTATAAATACGTTACTTAACTGATACATTGCGTTGTATAACCAATTTCCCACATTGTGCAATGCCTGACCTATTACACCTAATGCGTTCCATATCCATTTACCGACATACTCAAGTGATGATGCTATACGCTGACCGAAACCGTATACTGCTGAGGCTACGGTGTGGAAAGCCTCATAGAAAAACGTACCCGCTGTAACACCGAATGATACTAATGCGTGCCATATTGCACCACCCAATTGACCGAATACTGTAGCTATATCATTACCGATGGTGAGTAACCCGTTGTATATACCCTGTGCGATGTTAGTCAAACCGTGTAATACACCCTGTACAGCGTTTTGTACACCGTTGATAATGTTAGATCCAAAGTTTACTACACCGCTAAAGGTATCACTGGCACCGCTGAAGAAGTTCGATATTGCCGTCTCTATTCCTGAGATAAACGACATACCTATATTTATATTTGCGGGAGTAGAATAAAAAAATATGGCTAAGGTTAAGATACAGGATAAGATAACGGTAACCGTTATCAAAAAAACTAATAACACGGAAGGAGAAAAAGAAAAAGGGAAATGATAATATCCACACAATGCCTTAACTGCAGTTTCAACGTATTAACAGATGACTTAATATCATGGATGTCGGAAAAGAATGACGTTACGCTGAAGAAATTGGGTTGTGGTGGTGATATAGCTTTCTATGATGTAACACTATGGTTAAGGAGCTGTTTACCGATACAACGTATGGAAAGGATGCGGTATAACACTGTCATACTCAGGGGTGACTCACCGTATACCGTACCAATGAACTCAAAGACTGTAAACGGTAAAACAATAAGTGATATGGTACCTGTTGATGACGTAGTACTTGTTACACCGTCAAGGTATAACTATAACTTTTTTTACCGTATTTTTTCACGCATTACAGTATTACCACACCCCGTTATATTACCCCGTGGTTTTACCGTAGACGGTGTGAAGAAGGAATATGATATAATAACCGTAGGGTATAATGAAAGTAATAATAGGAAGGGGTTCTCCGAGTTCATAACGGTATGTAAAAAGTTGGGTTTACGGTGTGCAATTGTAGGTAATGCACCTGTTGTTGACGGTGATGGTAACGCATCGATAACAATATTTAAGTTTATGTCGTTATCAAGAAGTGATTTATTCCGTCTTTACATTGGGTCACGCTTCTACCTCGCTTTATCACACACTGAGGGCTTCGGTTTACCACCCGTTGAGGCAATGTATGTAGGCACACCCGTAATCTATGTTAACGCACACTCGTTTGCCGAATACCTACGCGGTATACCAATACCCGCATACCGCGTTAGGGAGGACTGGTTCGACTATAATATTGAGGACGTTATAGAAGCTGTTAAATACGCGTTATCATTATCACCGGGTGAATATGAAGACCTATCTGTTAATACAATGGGGTATGCCAGACGCTACTTTGACCCCGATATCATTAACCGTAAGCTTTTATCGATATATCGTATTCACTCCTTTTGATACAGTATTTCGTATTGTTAATGTAGTGACATACACCGTCTGCAATGAGTTGTTGTAACCCCAGGCTTTCGTTTATGAAAATGTCTACCGGTGTGTACATGTATTTGTTATTGCTTATGTATACACCGGTGACTTTTTGTAACTCCAAAAGCTTTTGCGGTGTTAACCCCATATTAGTGCTTTTACAGAATGTATCGATATAACGGAATGGTTTTATAACAGCGGGTATACAAAGTGAAAAACTTACACCGCTTTCAACAGTGCTTATAAGTTGCTCCAATGTTTTCTCACTGTCTATTACTACATCACTATCAAAAATGATTACGGGAGTATTATTCGATGTGTCACGTGATAGTATGGGGTCACTGTTTATCAGCTGTGATATTGCAGATAGCATTATGGCTATCCTTACTCTCCTATTTATCATTTCGGTATCGTTAATACCGTATATGATGTTGTTTGATCGTTCACCGTACTTTATCCCTGTGTTTATGATTACTTTTCTGCTTTTAATAGCATCTAATACATCTACCTCTTTTGATGATGTAATAGGTTTTTCGTTTTTTAAAAGAAATGATTCATCGAGAAAAACTATGTCTACCCTATTTTTTTCCGTTACTTCGGGAAGTTTATCTATTTTGCCTGCGAAGGTAACTATCAATACCATATTCGCTCTTTCACGGTAAAAATATTTAAAACCTTCTTTTGTGTAGATAAACATATGACTGAAAAAAGGGTAGGTTTTTCACGTGATAAGCCAATGCCTTTGACACCCGAACAGCAACAAGCATTAATGCAGGTTGCACAGTGGGTAGAAGCACTTCGGCAAAAATTTCCAACAGCGGATGTTGTTGACGCTGACAGGGAGAAGTTAACGATAAAGATAAGGAGTGATGATTGTTTCCGTTATATCTATCAGTCTATCAAAAGTGTTGAACCTAATGCAAAGGTATCGCTTAAACCGTGTGATATAGATAAGAAGTATTCCCTCTGTGTTTTTGTTGAGACAACAAAAATAATGATGGGGTGGAAGGATTGGGGTTTTGATGAACCGGTGTTTGAACCCGGTATACGCCAAGATGAGAACGGTGTTGCGGTTAATCGTTACATAATAACACTGGAGAGTATGTTTAAGGCATTCGATACTACATGGCTTAAGTATAACCAGAGTAAACCAGTGAAGTTTAAGTTTTTCACCAGGAAGGTAATACCTAGGACTGTTGATGGGGAACACCGTATATCAAATGCCGTGAACAGTGTATCACCGATAGGCGAAAATGAGGTAACACCGGCAATGGTATGGCATTACATTACTATAATATTCGGGGTGAAAGGATGACGGTGGATTGGGACGAGGTAGTCGATGCTATAAAGGAGAAGTTGACAAAAAAACAGAAGGAATTACTGCGAAAAGCGATAGATGATTACGGTGACCCCGAGGACTTTATCATTGATGTTGTGAGGAAAGCTATTGACCCAGACCTTCTCACTGTGTCAGACATCGAGATGTGCATAACGAAAGCGATGAAAGTGGGTGCTTATGTTAATGCAATGGGTGGCGGTAATGGTAACAATGTCAACAGTATAGTGAGTGAGGTGGTGAATGAGGCTTATGCATCTGATAATCAACAGCAGGGTAATAACCCGTTTGTTGAACCGCTGAAGGAGATTGCTAATGCTATAAGACAGCAGATATCATATGAGGTAATGAATAAGATACAACAAGCACTTGGTAATATGCCTGGTAGTAACACTGCTACGGTAAAGGGTAATAACACTGTATCAACAACGCCTGTGAATGATAAAGTGTTCACTGGTGATGAATAACCCGTAACACTGTAGTGACATTATCATCGTAATATTTTTTATACTTCTTTTTCCACATTTAATATGGCGAAAGAGGTATGTCCTCTACCGTAACCATAAACCTAAGCACACTAGGGTCAGCCCTTAACGACATCCTTAACATAATAGTCCAGTATTTGCCAGTGATTGTAACAGTAGCAGTATTGTTCGGTGTAATCGGGTACCTCACTGGAGGACTAAGCGGGTTATTCAGCGGTATCACCGGAATATTCGGAGGAGCCTAAGGTGATTAGCAATGGCAATGGCACCGCAAGAAGTAGTACAGCTAGCACCATCACTGGCACCTGCACAAAACAGTGCTGAGCCTACTGTATTCTCTGTGCCTGTCACAGTATTCCCATCGTCATACGAGTACGACTACCAATGGGGTATCGGGCTGATCATAGCGGGTATGATGAAGAGAGCGAAGTATAAGGAATATGCGGAACCTTTCGTGACCACATTCGTTCAGCTCAAAGAGCCTTACAGGCAGTACAAGTACAAGCACAGGCTAAGCGGAGCAAGTGCATGGAATACATGGTTTAACAAGTTCCAGGTTCCAGCTTTGAGGAGGTTGGGCAGACCCTTATTCATGGGTCAAAAACCATAAATATTTTTTTTATCTTTCTCTTTATTATGGATGAGGATAAGCTTTTAGATAAGCTTTTGGAGAATAAGCACTATTTTTATCTTTCAATATTTAAACGCGGTTATATTGTATGCGATATTATTGCTATTTGTGATTATGTTGCAGTGTCATCGCTTGTAGTTAAGCATTGTGATGATGTGTTACAGCAATATGAAAAAAGCGGTAAAGCGGTAACTAAAAACGGCAAGGAACTCAGTGTTGATGATGTAATGTACATTGAGAAAACTAAAAAGAGGATAGAGGAGTTTATACATAAGCTTATACCAACAAATAAGGAGATAAAGTGTGAACCCACTGATATAGGTAAGGATGTCTTTAACCTTATCGATATGCTCGGGATAACACAGTATGATATAGACATTGCAATAAACCATGTTAGTTCCTTACTATTCCTCATGGGTATAGGTTTAATTATGGAAACAGTGTTTAAGTGGAACATACCATTATTTCATTCCCATCATCACTGACGTAACGCAGTTTAACACCGTATCGGATAAGCTTACGCAAAAGTTCAACACGGTTTTGTGTCCATTGGTGTACTGCAATGCACCACGTTGTGTATTTGCTCAGTTTATCAACGTCTAGCGATGACTCACAACCTTCACAGTCCATTATAAAGACATCCGCATCTGGATATTCATTGTTCCACTCACCGTTCATTACTGCTTTATCGCATATGTTAAAGTAGCGACACACTTCGTCCCAGCGTTTACGCCTCTCCTCGTCCTTTTCATACTGGATAATGTAAACGGCACCGTGTAACAAGAAGTATAATGCTGATGACCCGCAGTCTGCACCCACTATTACTATCTTCTTGCCTTTAACGTCAAGGAAGCCGTAGCTGTTGTCATATTCGTACCAGTAATCGCAACCCCTGTCGGAGAAGTATTTACGATAATTGGGAAAATTAGATGACATAATATTTATATCTTGTTTAAAAATATATAAGTTTATGAACGGGAATATTATAAAACTTCGAAATATTGTGCAAAGTGTTGTTAACCCCAGCGGTATTGTGAAGTACAACGTGGTGTATATACCGAAACTGGGAATGTACAAAATCACATTAGTGTCAACGGAGAGGGCTGTACCGGGTAAACATATTGCTAATTTGATAGAACAACTGCAGAATGCTGGTTATACTGTAATGATGAAGACTTCATCAGCACCGTTTCTCAGAAGGCATGTAATAACACTGTATGCAATACCCAATTCCGGTAGGGGTGGTATTAGTGGTGTTCAAAACCAAGGTTATATACCCCCATTTTAACATAGTGACTGCACCCGACAATATTGCTACAACGTGTGTGAACTGTAGTTTCAATGTGGTTGCAACAAGGATGTCACAGTATCTCAATAAGTATTACGGAATTAAGTTAACTGTGTATACACGGATTGAGAAAAACAGTAAGGTGTTTGTTGAGGACTTATTCACTACGATAATAACTGGTTATTGGTCACCGATATACTCCGGTACACTGTATACGCTTGATACACCGTTTGTTGCTACTACATACTACTTGAACCCGAACCATATCCCTAAGTATATCCATACTACATCACTGTGGAACTATGTTGTTGCACAATATTTAGGCATAAATGCTGACATAACACCTCGTGGTGTGGACGACGATATAGCATCAGATGTCTATCAGCGTATAACAGAAATGGAGAAGAAGATTGGTGTTAATAATGTTAAGAAGTACGAGGTGATGGCACTGCTTACAGGTGTCCCTGGTGTAAAGTATAAGAACCACCGCTTAGTTCATGACGTGTTGAAGAAGCTCGGCATAAGGGAGAAATCGCTTCTCATATGCGATGAACCTTATTGTGACAAAAAGACGTGGTCACTGTCAACGAGGGATGTGTATACACTGATGGCTCAATCAAAGCTCTTTATAACACTGTCAGAGACAGAGGGTTTCGGTATACCACCTACTGAGGCAATGGCTGTCGGTACACCGGTTGTGCATTTTGATACCGTATTTGTTTCAGCACCGTTTTCATCATGTAATGACCCCGCTGTCATAAATGATAACCCGGGTATTGTAGATAAAGAACAATGTTCACTGTTAACCGCAAACATTGATGACGCAGTGAAGAAGGCATGGAATGCGATAGCGGAAAGCAGAAAGAGGGTAAGTGTTATCAGTGTAGAGATACCGCATATAGATGTACCATATGATAGTGATGTTATACACTTTCCCGTACCGGTTATTAAACACCGTTTGGTTGAGGCTAATCATCAACCCAATAAATACTATTACTCATCGGTATATAACGAAGACGATGTTGTTAACGCTGTAAAGGAAGCATTAATGACCGTCAATTCTATGTCCGATGATGAGGTATTGGAGATGCAGGAACAGCTACACCATTATGCAGAACGCAGGTTTTACCATAAGGCATGGCTAAATAGGTTGTTGAAGTTCGTGGTGACAGAACAATGGCAAGCCGTACGGTGATGCAACCGGGTGGTATACCAATGAGTACCCCACCATCACCATCACAACCCGAGACACCACCTTCACGCAATGTATGTTACAATGTATACCCTCCCGTTATTGCAGTGTATGCAACACCACAACCTGTTATCTACACCGTATTCGCATTCCTTTTCGACCCGCTTACTGCACCGGTTAAGGTACCACCGTTACCTGCAATGAAGTCAAGAAAGAAAACACCACCTGCGGAAGTATCGGCATTTTCATCTGTCAACGCATTAGGTACACTTTATTCCACAATGTTACGAAAAGAGTTAAAGTATCCCTACATAGCATATAAGGTAATAGATACTGTAATACAACCGCTGTGTACGACCTCGTATATAGTGCTTAAGGTAAAACCACGCTCAACAGTGAGAGGTACAGGTACACGGTCACCGATATCGGTAGCGACATACGAACCGATAGCAATAGGTGGTGTACTCAATGCCGTATCACTGTTTACATCACAATCAGCATTAACGACAATGGCTAACGTCTACTATACGATGACAACAGCACCTGTGCAATTTATCCCCGATGTTAACGCATATCAAGCGTTATTAGATGCGTTAGCACAGAAATTAGGGGTGAGGTAATGTATTGTGTAGTGTATAACCCAATCTCACTTCAGACAGTGTTAGTAGATGTGGATATACCCGGTGTTACTACACAGTATTATGCACAGCAAATAGCGAAACGGTTATCGAAGGAATTGGGTCACGGTTCAACGTATCAATGTGAGGTACCCATTGTCGGTAATAGTAGGGATAAAAACTATGCCGGTTTCATACGGCGTATGAATAAGTATGTGCTTACAGTATTGGGTAATGATGAGTATTCAATATTCCAATACCTCGGTGCAAATGCTGTAGTAGTGCCTCTGCAGAAGCTCGTTATCACGAGCCTTGAGGACGCAATAGCATTATTAAGTAGTACTACGTAGTACTACATTTTTTAAACCCCTTTTTCCAATTTTAAAATACAATGTCAATCTATGGGGAAAGGCAGGGCTACCGTATTATAACCGTAAAGGTAAGCCATGATTTTTTTATAGACCTCTTGGGTTATACGGCAGAAAAAAGGATAAGCTATACCCAGTTACTCAGGAGTGCATTAGTGTATGTAAAGGCAAATAATATTGATGTTGAAAAATTGCCTGATATTGAAGCACCACTATATAAAGTATTATCATTGAAATTAAGAGAAGAGGAGTTAGAGGAGATAGATAAGCTTGCAGGAACTATGAGGCGTTCTGAGTTTATACGCAAGGTGTTGAAGAAGTATCATGACGATGTGATATTGAAGCAGTGGAAAAATGTTGTCCAGACCACAATGCAATTTGATGCAACAGTGCAGGTTCATATTGCCATAACAGCTAAACTATACCGTGTACTTACTCAAAGCATATTACCGCGGTCACCGTTTAAAACCCTCTCTGAAATGTTATCGTATTTTGTTTTTGAATGTGTAAAGAGAGACATAGATGTATTTGAGGACAGTATTGTTGATAACGGTGTGAAGCTATATGACACGCATATTTCAATACCGTATTCTTTATATGAGGACGTAAAGAAGAGGGCAAGAGAGAAGGGTAAGTATTATACCGAATGGATAAGGCGTTGTTATAAATATTTTGCTGTAAACGGTGACCCGAAAACAGGCATACAAGGTGTAGGATATGATAATGCGTAAGTATAATGTTGACGGTAAAACTGTAGACGTTAATGTAGAGGTTATGACATCGGATAGACCTATGATAGTGTTTACGGTAAAGGCTACACCCGATGTTATAAAACAATACATTGATAATGATACGCTGATGATAGCGTTCGACCTCGATGATGTTCTTGATGCAATTAGGGAGGCATTATCACCTAAGAAAGTGGTGAGAGATTGAGATTAACAGAAGAGCCTAAAGTTAAAGTCAGTGTTAGGATGCCAGCTATCTATATGAAGATACTGAGGGATATGGCTTATAATAATGCTAAAATGAAGTCGGTGAATAAGATAGTGACTGATGCTATTGCAAATTATATCCGTGATGGCACAGATATTGCCGATAATACTGTATATGCGGAATACGAAATAGCAACGTTTCTGATACCTGTGTCGCTTTATACCACACTGATGACGTTTGTGCAAGATAGGAAGGTAACAGTGTCAGAGGTGGTAAGAAATGCTATTTACCTTTACATCAGTAAGGTGATGCATAATGACAGTTAAAATACCGCAAGCATTATCGCGTTTCTTTACACCATTACTTCAAGACGGTGAAACACCACCTGAGATTTTCACGGCATTAAGGGGTGTTGATGCAAATAGGGTAAAGAGGATGTGGAAAAATGCTAACAGTACATTCCACCTAGTAAAGGAGTTGTCATCACGTGGTAAGGCAGAGTTGGTGGGCAAACCTTCTACTGTATTCATTAAAGTGGTTAAAGGTACACCGTATTATATGTTGCGTTTTCCGTCTGTCACTGTGTATGTCAGTCTTGATGATATTGATGAGGAGACTGCGAATATGATACAAGAGGAAATGTTGTATATTACCGTAGTCGCTAAGAACAATAAATACATTGCAACTGACGTTACACCGTTAGTGGCAAAGTCTAAAGTAGAGCGTGGTGAAGAACTTTATGAAGTCGCTACGCAAAGCGGTATACCGTTAGACGAAATACCTGCAATGGCATACGGTTACGCTACACCGTCTATGGGTGTGAGAGATGATAAAGTTAACCGTCTCTCACTCCTTATGCTGTATCGCTTCTTTACAGTCACCCGTGTGTTAACGCCGTTACACGCTTTTGAGCTTACGACGGTGAACACGGGAAAGACATCTTTCGCAGTGAGAAACCGCTTTGTATTCAACTGGGAATACATTGATGAGCCACCATCATATGCCCGCTTAATCATGGATGCGAGGAATAATGCACTTGGCGTTGTATACCGTAGCAATGGTGTGTTTATAGACGAGATAGAGAAGTATGCAAGCGATATGAAAGATATTTTACCGGCATTACTATCGGGGATGTCACATGGTGTTTGGACAAGGGCAAAAGGTGATACATCGGCACCAAATGTAGTGAGGTGGGTAGCAATGTACCTGGCAGGAAATAAAACTAACGCCACAGTGACAAAAGTATCACCGAGACAGTACGTCTACGATATCCTAACGTCAATGAAATTGGGTGATTCATTGGTCACAGCGTTACTGGATAGGATAGGTATTGTGATTACTAATGATGCACCGATAAACGCATCGGATTATGTTAGCGGTAGTGTCATCCTTGATTCTTATCTGCGTGGTTACGCCGAATACATATCGGTGTTAGCAAAACAAAAACTCAAAGATCTGGGCATTGGTGAAGGTAGAAGGAGACAGCAAATTAATACGGTGTATGCGTTATGTGTTGTTGCAACTCAATTCAATAATTGTGAAAAATTGGCTGAAGAGGTAGAGCAAGGTTTTTTAGTTTAACCTTATACGCAAAGCTTTTTTAGCTCCCTTTTTTATAATTTTGAAATAGAGGTGATAAGGAATGAAAGTGTTAATTAGCTTCACGATAGAGAAGGAACTAAAAGAACAACTTGAGGAGATAGCAAAGCAAAGAGGAGTTTCTTTATCAAAACTACTTTATGATATTACCTTAGAATATCTAATAGAACAAGTTAATAGTGAAAAGCAAAAAGTTTAAATAATAGTGTAAACTATTAGAAAAGTGAGGGGATATGTCAATACCTAAGAAAAAACCCATACAAGAAGAAGAACAAGGTGAACAAGAAGTAGATGTTAATGATTGGGAGGAAGTAGAGGTAAGCACACCAGCGTTTAAACTGAGTCCAAAAGAATGGTGTATTGTTAAGGTATTGGATATGCCAAAACCGATAAAGAACGGACAATCCTTTGTAGTAAATGTTGAAGTGATTAAATGGAATGGGGAGAACCCACCAAAAGAGGGTGAAAAAGTAGCAATGATATTGCAGAAATTGCTTTATAACGCCGTAGACCAGGCAATAAAAAAATATGGTGTGCCAGTACTAATATACGCTAAAAACTTAGGAAAGGAGAAAGGTAAGAATTATTACACGTTCGAGGTAAGAGCAAAACCAGTCCAGGGTGAGGGTGATAAACAATGAGTTCTTCTATAGATGAATATGTAAGGATACTCAAGAATCAACTACCAAACCACAAGAAGATAACATTGCCTACGATAAACGAAGAGACAGCAAAGAAGATAGAGCTTAAATTAAAGAAGGAAGGCATTAGTATAAGAAGGGAAGGTAATACGTTTTACTTAGAGGAAAAGGAAGAGAAAGAAGAAAAAAAGGAGGAAAAGAAAGAAGAAAAAGGAGAAGAAGTAATGCCCACAATACCTGAAGCTAGTGCTGTCTCGGCTCCCGTGACACAAGAATTACCACCAAGCCAACAAGCCGAAACACCGTCATCATCACGTGTATCATTGAGAATACCACAGCATATCACTGAGGCGTTACTGAAGGCATACAACACTGCGGTGCTATCACAAGCAATACGCAATGCTATCATCGACGCCTTGCATCAAAAGGGTATTGATGTGAAATGGGAGTTTCAAACCACGATAAGAAAAAGAAATGAGCTACCATCTGTGGAGGAGGTGTTTGGATGACAAGGTTCGAGGACACATTAAAGGAGAGAAGAATAAGCTATTCAGTGAATAATATAAGGGATAAGAGAAAATACTTTATTGATAGCGGTGCATTAGGAACTAAGATTAATAATATCATAAACAATGTTAAGGAATTATCACAACTGATGGAGGATAATGAGTATGCTGTTTTGCCTGTCGCTAAACAACAACCATTTACTATTGAAATTGTGTTCAACAAATCCAGTATAAGGTGGAGGATTGTTAAGGGTGTTGATAGTGTTGATATTACTGACAAAACCGATATTGAAGCATTAGAAAGACTTCTAAACGCCTTGAAAAAAGTAATTTGACAGGGTTTTTTTATGTCAAAACATTTTTTTCTTGAACAAAAAAATGTTATAATAGAAATTGAGGATAATGTTTTTCAAATTACAAACCAGAAAGCGATGGATCCAGATTGGTGGTATTGGTTAACTGTATTTATTAACATTAAGAAAAACACAGTAGCGGTGTTATATACTGAAATACCTTATGATGATTATGAGGGTGAGCTTTATGTTCTTAAAACAGATAAACAAAAGCTCAAGAAGTTAGTGAATATGTTAAATAATACCAAAAATATTGATGATATAAGAAAAGTTTTACAGTACCTTGAAGATATTTTTTCAGAAGAAAAAGAAGTATATGATATATTTGACTTTGTTCTTACAACATTGTGAGTGATAGGGATGAATATCCTTTCTTTTTCTGTAAATATCTTTAAGATTAATAATGCTATTTATATTGACATAAATAGAGAAGATCTTAAATACAAATTTTACAGTGTAAAAGTTCTATTCAATTTCAACGAAAGAAAGATAACCGTTACGACAACAAATAAAAAGTCAATTATTTACAGTGATCTTAACGTTGATGCTGAGACGTTTGATAAGTTAGCTAAAATGTTGAGTGATATAGATACACCCCATGACGTAATAGTATTTCTCAATGAGATAAGGAGTAAGTTTAAGCGTAATACCAGACAGGAGATAATTATACGTAAAGCGATAGCATATATTGATGCTATTTCTAGTTTACGTTAATCTATTACGTTAATGTAAAAGGAAAACTTTTTATACCAGCGTAACAGTATTTTGTATTAGGTGGTGTGAGTTGTTAACAAATACAAAAAAATGGGTTTATGGTGGATTTGATGGGCATGGGTCTAGCACAGCGGTAGCCCATGCCCGAGATACAAATACACCATTAGAGAGGATAATAATAAAGTACCCAGACACATCACCGGAGAATTTGCCAAAGTTATTATATTCCGCCAACCACCTTAACGATGAGATCGAAATAATAGATATCGGCATCAACGTAAAGAACCCAGCCGAATGGAATAATATAATGCAAATAGTTTCCGCTAATAATACCGTCACGATATATGATCACCATGAGACAAACTTGAAATTGTTACAATATTTACCTAATAATGTTAGGTTAATCCAATTCTCTAACACAGTTGAAATGGCTAAAGCACTTGTCAGCGGTGAGGAGAACTTTAAGATAGCACTAATAGGCACTATCACAGACAGAGACCCCACCATTAAAGAAATATTATCACCTGATAGCAAAGAGTTTGAGACAATGTATGCCATTGCCAATGCCTATGACGTTATTATACGTCAAAACCTAGTTGACGCTGTCAAAAATGTCTATGCTGAAGGTTTTGCCTATCTACAAAGATTACCGCAAACCGTTGCATACCCACCAGCGTCATTAGCAAGGCAAGTTGAAGTACAGAAAAAGGACAACGTAATAATAATCAATGCCCTAAACGTAAGTCTCCAGCAATGGATATGGAAAGTCCTTGACTATGTCATGTATATTAATAACACTGATTACGGTGTCCTAATCGGGAAGACGTTAGACCGTCAATTGAACACACAGATACCGGTAATCTTAGTGGCAAAATATTGGCTCAGCGACGTCCAAGATCCACTAACAGTGTTAAAGCCGATCATTGGTAACCGCAAAACGATAGGTCACCCTACAGCATTTAGTATTGCAATAGTGTCTGAGCAAGAGGCAATCTCATTGGCAAATCAAATTGCCGAAACATTATCATCTCAGTTCAGTAGTGTAGCGGTAACTGTTAATGCCGGTGCTGTTAGTAAAGCGGTTCAACAAGACTTTAACAAAATACTTAATATGTTAGCACAGATCCTAAAGACACAAAGCGAAATGTACAAAGAATACTTAGAGTTAAAACGCAAACAAATTGAATTACTCGAAAAAACATCTGATGAGAACAGAAGGAGATACGATTAAGGTAAAAAAATATTTTTTTATCTTAAACTTTTTCTTATATCTTCTTTCTCACATTTCATATTAAACCTTATTTCAAAAAGGAAATTACCTATTTGCTTAACACACACTGACTTTGCTATATCCTTTCCGATAAACTCCTCATGGTGATCCTTAAGAACCACCACATACACACCATTTTTCGTTTCCCAAATGAAAATGTCAACCTCACTACCGTTATAACCCCGTGACCTCAGTGTAATGCTATCACTAGTAATGCCATATATTGAGGCATCAATTACTATACTTTCTTTCCAGATTACACCAAATTTTACCCCTAATCTTTGGAGTACCGATACTAACTCCTTCATCAAAATATAATGTAATAGAACAATTTAAAAGCTTTACGTAAAAGGAAAACCTAAAAAAATACTATAACTTAAAGACCAAAGTGAGGCTATATTTCTTCGTGTCCAAAACCTCCATGACAAGATCATATTGTAATTCAATTATATCTCCTAATGCTGTTATAATTATTGTTTTACTATTATCTCTTATAATTTTAGTAATCGCATATTCATTATCCTCAAGAATCATTATATCCCCATTTACATGGCACTCAACATTATTTTCTATAAATCTTTCGCAAATCTCAGTCATCTTCATCACCCTCTTAGTAAAGTAATAGACAGCATGTCATTATCAATTGTTACCCCTACGACCTCAAAACCCTCTAGTGTTATCATATCATCATTTATCGAAATCTTTACCGTGTTAATAGCATAATAGAATAGCGTAACAGCATTTAATGGTATCTTGAAATAAACATTTACGTCACCATATTCACATTTACCGTTTGCCTTATTGACCTTATTGCATAGGTAATCCAAAATGTTTTTTAATTCCCTCTCCATTACTCCATCACCCTATTCAATACTAATTGAACATAAAAAGCCCTTTCCCTTCTCCTTATCTCGTAATCCACGTAACCATGAAACGCATATGTCCTACCGTTAGGCATGAATACCTTAACCTCTAACGTATTCGTATTATATTCTACCGCTAACGTATCGATAACGAATCTGGTTACGCTTAACCCTTTGTGGTATATCCTAACCTTTACGTTTCTCGTTATGACACTCGTATAACTACCGGCATATACGATAACCGATTTCCCTATGCTATTTTTGCCATAGTGAACCAAACGACTATCCATTAACTCACTGACGGCGTTAATCGATACACTTTGCGGTGTGGACAGAATTTGGACACGAAAACCTTTTTCACGTAAAAAAAGGCTTAGGTCTTGAATTCCTTTTTGAACTTGGGTCTGGATATTCATATTTATCCCACTTAGATAATCGTATTAGGCATTTATAAATCTTTGCCCTAATAGGTTACCCTTATCTCTTTCTATATTCTCCTATCGATATCGAATTTTTCTCACTATGCAGTTATTTGTTATTCCTATCGTAATCCTATCCTAATCGATATCCTATCCTAATCGATATCCTATCTCTATCCAATTATTATCACTATTTTCACAATTTGTGAAATAATCAATATTATCGTTATTATCTTTTTTATCTTTTTTTTCAATTTCGAATTTTTTTCATTTTGTAGAGAGAGATTAATTCAATTAATTTCAATCTAAT